CAGAAAGTATCACAGGAGAATTTATCTCTTTTCGCATAAGGTTTCCTGTTATCCTGCCGCAGAGGTAATACTCTTTATCCACTTCAAGCTGTTTATACATATACTCGCTGTTATAGATAACTATTACAAGGTCGGTGACGTCATCGGTAAAAATGACTTTGTACACTGACAGACCTTTTCTAATATGGGCTTCAGGGAGCTTTTTAACTACTCTGCCCTTTACTATGCAAGGCTCGTTAGTTGGTGCGTCGGCTATGGGGACAGGCGAGGTATAGTCAATATAACTTCTCGGATAATGACAAAGCAAGTCATATACTGTCTTTACGCCTAATTTCTCATAACATTCGGCACGCTTTTCCCCAACGCCTTTTAGATACTCTATTGGTTTCTCAAGATCTTTTAACAAACCCTCACCACCTGTCAGCTTTCACTCCACTTAATACGATTATATCATACATCACATAAAAGGTCAATGACTTTTATTCAAATCATACATATTTACGCCATTTTCCCTGCACGTTTTGCTGATGTTTGACAAGCAAAATCCAAAAAACTGACAAGCAAAACGCAAAAAAGTGATGAAATGTTTCAACAAAACGAAACACTCATCACTTTTTTTGAATTATCGAGAATTTTTGAAACGTATTTTTTACAGCTCTAAAATGTCATTTAAATCGCATTTTAAAAATCTGCAAATCAGCTCAAGATGTGAAAATTTGAAACCGACAGCGATGTTATTGCAAAGCTGTGAGATTGTGGACGGTCTGATGCCTGTCGCCTGCGCAAGTTCAGCCTGAGTAATGCCCCTGGAATTAAGCAAAGCCCTTAATTTTACTCTCATGATTACCTCCGGTATGTTTTTTACAACATAAATAACGAAATCCGTTATTTATTCTCTAAAAAAAATACTAGAAATTTGTGATTATTACCTCTTTGAAATCACCTGATGAAAGACTGTTATTGCGGGTGACCGCCTGAATATTGTAGTCTTTATACAGGTCTCTCACATACTTGTCATCGTTGTACGACAGTACAAATCTGCCCTTGATCTGGTGAAGAACTCTGCAGAGCCGCTCATGGTCATCCTCGGTAAATTTAACAGTGTAATGCCGCTCTGTCTTGTGGTATGGAGGGTCGCAGTAGAATAAAGCTTTCTCACGGTCGTATACCTTGATAAGATCCTCAAAATCTTTGTTTTCGATCACTACTCCATCCAGTCTTGCCTCGATATCTGCGAAATTATCTGTGTTAAGCCGCTTTTTGTTGCAGCCGAACGTTCTCAGACTTGCTCCGAAGCCTGTCTTGACAAGCACATAGAACATAGCAGCCCGCTGAATGTCTGTAAATCCGGTTACAGATATGCGCTCACGGCAGTCAAGGAACATTTCCCGGCTGTTTAAATAGTATTTTATCTCCTTTTTAAGCTCATCAGAATGATATTTTAAGCATCTGAAAAAGTTGACCAAATCACTGTTGGCGTCATTATAGATCTCTAGATCAGCGTGTTTGCCTTTTGCAAAAAGTATAGACCCGCCTCCGCCGAATACATCGATAAATCTGTTGTAGCTTTCAGTAGGCGGGAAAGACTTGATGATCTTACTTTTAAGCTGGCTCTTTCCACCAATCCATGGTATTGGACTTTTCATAAATATGACCTCCTTTTAATATAGTATACAGCTCCGAGCGGATTGCCCGGAGCTGTTACTTTTAAATCTTTTTAAGCCAATCAGCAACAACATAATAATGCTTGCGACCAAGCTTGATTTTTCTCCAGTAGTGACCGTGATGAAATTCATAAAAATCATCAGCGACTTTTACCGGAGTATTATCTTCGAGAACGCCAACGATCGTTCCGGCGGTGAAGTTGCAATCGCTCCTGTAATTAAGCCTAGTGACTGTCACCATTTGGCTGTATGATGTTTCTTTTGTATCCATAAGCTACTCCTTTACTTTATCGTTGCAGACAGCTTTTTAATAAATTTAGTCCCCGCAATACCGTTCTGAGTATAGCCCCACTTTTTCAACAGAGCATTGACCGCCTTTAGGGTACCGTCTCCGAACGTGCCGTTGTTGTCAAGTTTGTACCCTGCCAGCATAAGGAGCTGTTTCAGTGCAAGAACTCCATCGGATTTATCACCTTTCTTAAAGCCCGAACTGTCAAGTACCTTAGACGTGCTTGTGTTAGTAGCCTTAAACCCGTTAAGCCCCTTAGCCTTTATCACAGATGGGTAATCCACATAGCAGTAATCCATGTCTACCGGCACGGAAACACCGCTGACCTTGCCCGTTGAACTGTACTGCCACATACCGTATGTGCCGCCGTAGTTGCACTTGCTGTTGTATTCTGCAATCCACAGTGCATAGCGTCTTGCGACATCATTTGTTATGTAAGTCTGGAGCGGACTGCGGCTGATATACAGACCTGCGAAGTAGCCTGCTTCCTCCAGCGCAGTGCAAAAAGTTTTTACCATGTCGGAGCATACCGTTTTACCGCGTGCAAAAGCTTTCTGCCACTCCAGATCAAAGTAAATTGGGTATTCAAAAGTTTTGCCCTTGATGTAATCGAGACAAAGAACTGCGTCCTGTTTCGCACCGGATACCGTTGTCTGCCATGTATAGTAATATGCACCGACGTCAAGCCCAGCTGCCTTTGCATTTTTGTAATGCGTTTCAAAAAGCGGGTCTTTTACTACACAGTTCTTCGTGTGATCCCAGTTATTGCATCTGATAATAACAAAACTGTAGCCCGCCGCTTTGACCTTTGCGAAATCTACGTTTGTCTGATACATAGAAACATCAATGCCTTTAATTGTCGCTGCCATGATAATTATCCTCCTTGTTATTTTTATAGTTTTTCTGATACTGCGTGCCGAAATAGAACGATATCACCACAGTAAACACCGTGATGAACTGCTCTGCTGAAATCGTGCGGCGCAGTGCCAGCACGCAAAACACCGCTGTCAACAATATCGTCACGATAGACTTGACGTCTATAAGCTTTGCAAATTTCTGTTTCATATCTTGCTCACTCCTTTATCTCAAAAGCAAATCTGCTTAACAGATATTTCTTATTATTGAGCAGTATAGTTTGCGTAGGTACAGCATAGTCACTGTTATTATAGCTATCTGATATACCCTGTATATGAGAAAGTATATGATACACATTTGTAAAACCTTTGTTTAAATCAGTAGAAACTACAGGAGCAAGTGAAGTCACCGATTTCTGCTGACAAAAATATCTATAAGGAGTAGATTTAATAGTAGCCCCATCAGTGAATACTGTATATAAGCGAATATTATTATCAGCACAACTTGTGGCCATTCCTATTTCGGTTTCTCCTGTTTCATAGTTAGTTACTTCACCAATTATTATATTTATACCAGGTCTACTAGTGGTATTACTGTCTATACCCATAGCAACTAGGTCATTTTGTTTGTAAATGACCCAACGTCTAGGATCTCCAGTACGAGGTGCAGTACTTACACAAGGACAAGTTAATGCTTGTGTCCTCAAGTCACACCAGCCAAAGTTACTATTTGTATCAGAAAATTGCCCTCTTAAAAACAGCTCATCTGTTACCCAAAGCTGAAAGGTGGCATTTTGTGTATCAATACTCGCATTATCGCCCTCGAACACAACTTTCTTAAAGTCATAGACCTCGATAAGCTTCTTGACTAATCCTCTTAGTCCGTCTGTTCCCTCATATATTTTCATCTTCGACCGCCTCCGCTATGCCTATTATACCTATATTTCCGTACGCTTCTCCCACTGACACACCCACAAGGCTCTGTCCGCTCGCCATATCGGGTATAGTGTCGATAATATCCATATTGCCGTTGAAGTCCTCGATGCTGAACCTGTCCGTCCTGTCGGGCTTTTTAAGTCCGAGATTTTCCGTGAAACTAGCCAACTACACTTCCCCCTTCCGCATTTTTGCCAACTATGAGATAGTATACCTTGAAAGCGTATGTGCCGCCCTGGTCAGAGGTGTGCTCAAGGTATGCCTCCCAGTCGATGTCCCTGCCGTTGCTTGCGACTTTGTATTGAAAACTCTGCGACTTGAAGTGCTTTTTGCCCCAGTCGCACACCATAAACACCGCAGGCTTAGTGACCCCCGAGGGTATCATTCCTGTGCGTGTATTGTATGACCACTGGGAACCGTTGTCGGCGTTGACCTTCATATTCACCGTGAAAGACCCCCACCGCATATACAGTGGGTAGAGCCTGTTCACAAGGCTTACTATCTGCGCCGCTGTCTTTGCACGAAACACCGCTGTACCGCCGTCTAAAAGCTCGTCCGTCTGTTCGCCCGAGTACCGCAGCTCATACTCCTCCTCGCCCACTATTTCTTCAAGTGCCGCCACTCTCGCCGTAAGCTGCTGGATAAGCTCCTCGGTGGTGGGCGTTGTCTGACCTGTGTCTGCTGTATCGGCAGTTTTCTCCGCCTGCGTATCAGCTACAGTTGTTATCTCGTTCTCGTCCATAATCTCGCCTCCTAAAGCTGTTCTTCCACAGACAGACCCACCGCAGAAATATCGGCTGAAAGTCCGCCGTCAAAATTGAATCCTATGTTAGTTATTGGTATATCGTAGCTTTCGCCGCTTTCGCTGACGTATGTTATCACGTCCCCGACGTCAAATCGTGGGTCGCCAAGGCGGTGAAAAAGCTCCGTTGTATACCACGAAAAGCCGCCTATCCTATGCCACAATGACCGCAGCAGCGACATTGTCATATATGGATTTTCAAACTCCAGCACACGCCCTGCCGAGCCTGTGGTATTGCCCAGCCGCAGAGTTTCGCTGTCGCTGACCTTACAGACAATGCCTGCCAAAACATTCGGACGTTCTCCCAGTGTTGGCAGGTCGATAGTGTTGTTGTCCAGTATCTTCACGCTCGAGCCGTACCATTTGCGGACGTATCTGCCGTATCGGTCAACAAAACCGAACTCGCCTTGTGCCGAAGCTATGTAACTGAGCATCTGCCGCATTGTGGTGTCTTTGGGTATAGAGCTTATTTTGAAGTCGAAGTTTGCAGTTTTCAGCCTTATGTGACCCTTGCCGTAAAGCCTTGCACCGCCCTTTACACGGAGCTTTGCAGGGATGGTGTAGTCGTTGCCGTTTTGCAGTCCAAGCTGCTTGCATATGTCGTCCTCGACAGCCTTTGACCACGCAGGTAGCTTGACCTTTGGCACATAGGTCTTGTCGGAGAAGTAAAGCCTATCCGCAAAAGTGACCTCAGTATTTCCGCCCGACTTTTTCGACTTCACGCAGGTGAACCGCCCCAGGGGTATTCTTTCGCCGCCAAGCACCTCTCCAAGCTTACTTATCTGCTCCACTGTCAGCTTTGAAAGTTCTGCGTAGGTGTAGGATTCTAGGGTGGAGTAGGTGGTCACGCCTGTGAGGTCCGCAAGGTACAAGGAAAGGTCATACTCGCTGCCGAGGAAACGTGTTTCAGCATCGTTTATCTGTAATGCCCACGACTGCGAGCACACTGCACCAAGCTCTATGTCGTCACTGAGGCTCGTTGACTGCACGTCACTGGTAGCGGACATTATGTTGTCCCCCATTATTACGCTCTCGTCGTTTTCAAGCCACATACGCCATGTGCGGCAGTAGCTTTCGATGCGTGAGGAGACGGTTGTACTTGTTGTATACATATATCCGCCTCCTACTGCATGATAAGGTCAACAGCAACGCCTTTGCAAAACTGCCGCTTTTCGTCCCAGCCGAATATTTCATAGCTTGGATCTCCTGCATAGACTCTTATTTTGATTTCATTAAAAGTCTCGTCCAAAAGTGTGGCGTTAAAAAATGGGCTATCAACATTTGAGATATACTTATTTATCTGTGCAGTCTGCTCGCCTGTGAGATGATACCATTTAATAGTGACCGTTTTCTTTATAGCCCTGATGTCTCCGACCATAAGACAATTAGCGGTGCGCCCTGCATTGCCCGACCAGATTTTATTGTTACAAAAAGTAATTTCAGCAGGAGTGGCTACCGTTTCTTCTTCAAATTTCAATCCATTTGATTTCATAGTATCCCTCCTATACTTTTATCGGCGATTTGCCGTTGCGCTTGATAAAATCATTTATATCGTCAATAACGATCTGTGACAGCACTCTGCCCTTTACTTCGATTGGTATCGTTACGCTTATTTTCTGATTGCCTACAGCTCCGCCGTAAACAGCAAGCGCCTCAAACAAAGCCTGCTTGATCGTATCCAGCGGAGCTTCGATGTTTGTGCCGCGTTTCTGGTCGCCGAGAACCGCAAGAAACTCGGAGTTCGGCGGAATTACCGCGCCGGTGGCGAGCATTGGAATCTGAGGAACTGGTATAGGGTCATAGTCCCAAAACTCATCAAATGGTGTAAAGCCTGCTATTTCAATATCACGAATATCATTAAGTATGCCATTAAGAAAATCCAGTGGAGTAGAAATAACTTTATTTATTCCGCCAATTATGCCGTTTACAACCGTTGTGAATACTCCTGTTATACCCTCTTTGATACCGTCAAAAATTTTGCCACCAGTCGAAAATACGTCCTTAACTGCTTGCCAAGCCTTTGAAAATATATCTTTAAACCAATCAGCTACCTTAATAAACGGTGATTTTATTGCAGTCCACAAATCCCTGAAAAATTGTGCTGTAGCCGAAAACGCCGATTTTATATTTGTCCACGCAGTTGTAAATATATCTCCAAACCAACTTCCTACTGCAGAAAAAATGTCTTTGATTCCTGTCCACAGATTTGAGAACCAACCTATAACGGCATTCCAGACAGACAAAATACCGTCCCAAGCTGCTTGGAAAATTCCCGTAAACCATTCTGCCACGACGGCAAATACATCTTTTATGCCTTGCCATATTCCGGCGAAAAAGTCTTTAATTGATGTCCAGACCTCTGTTACCCAGTCTACAAATTGCTGTATGGTCATTTTAAAGCTGTCCCACAAATCAATAAAAAACTGTTTTACTGTTTCCCAATTTTTGTACAGCAATACGCCGATAGCGATAAGCGCACCGATTCCTAGACATACAAGTGTGATTGGACTCGTCAAAAAATTAACTGCTACACCAAGTGCAGTAATTAACGGTGTCAATACACTTGTTCCTGCCGCCAATGCGGCAAATGCACTTACTACGCCTTGAATTATTCCGGATATTGCAAATGCCGATCCCAAAGTCCCAACTACAACAGCAAAATTTTCGACAGCAGTCTGATGATTCTTTATCCAGTCACTAACCCCATTTAAGGCTGATGTAATACCTTTCAACGCGCCTACTATAATACCTCCGGTCCATGT